AATATTATATTGAAGGTTCGGGTTGGATCTAATTTATATGGAACAAATACCGAAACATCTGATTTAGATTTTTCAGGAATTTTTATTCCGGATCTTGATTATATAATGGGGCTTAAAAGAATTGAACAAGTTGATTTGTCGGATAAAAGTAAAGATGATTCTGGCAAAAACACAGAGGATGCTGTTGATTGTGTTTTGTATTCTCTTGAAAAATATGTGAGATTATTAATGAATAATAATCCGAATATTATCGAACTTATGTATGTCAATGATGCGAATGTTTTATTTAGAAATGATATTGGTAAATTTTTAATGGACAATCGGCATATGTTTTTACATAAGGGTTTGTATCATAGATTTTGCGGATATGCGTATGCGCAAAAACATAAAATGATTATTAAAACAGATAAGTTTAATTTACTGCAAAATGCTTTTGAATATTTAAGTGGACTTAAAGATGAAAAATATCTTGTGGAATTAAAAGATAAGAAATTACCATTTGTCGTTTTTAAGGGTGCAAATGTTGCCATAGGTGATTTGAATTTTAAAGATAATTTACAAATTAAAAGGGTTGTGTTGCATATCAAAGAACGGTTGGCTAAAGTTGGAAATCGGAAAGAATTAATTTTGAAGTATGGTTTTGATTTAAAGTTCTCTCAACACTTAATTCGCCTTTTGACAGAAGGCATAACATTATTAAAAGAAGAAGAATTAAAATTTCCTTTACCAAATGCTGATTTACTTAAAGAAATAAAAGAAGGGAAATGGAAGTTAAAAGAAGTTCTTGATTATGCCGATTCTTTGGAAGCAAATATAGAAGATGCGTATAAAAAAACAAAGTTACCTCATACTTATAATATGAAAGAGGTTAATGCTTTATATATGAAAATGGTTATGCAATTTTTGGAAAATAATGTTATGAAAAAAATGCAAGGTGCAATTAATACAGAATTATTAAAACAAATTCCAGGTGCTCAGGCATGAGTGTGTTTTTTTCCGCGGATCATCATTTTGGTCACTCAAGTAAAAGTGGGGGAATTATAAAATATTGTTCACGGCCATTCAATAACTTGTATGATATGCATAAGGCTTTTATGGAACTTTTATTGTGAGAAGAAATGGTACAGTTTTTATTACAGGAAATTCTCATAACAAACTTTATGGTCAGGGAAAATCATTTGATGTTGGTGTTGACACGTGTCATTTGAAAACACATACACCATTTTCGCCGTATTCATTTGATGAGGTTAAGACTATTATGGATTCTAGATCGGATAATTTTAATTGTGTTGGTAAAAAATATGGGAGGATGGATGAAACAAAAGAAACGTGAAAAACGATTGAAAGCAAAACAGGCTGATTATGATGCATTAAAAGACACAAACGGGCTTAAGCGCCCTGGAAGTGTAAAGAGAGGATGATGAAACAAAATAAAAAATATGAGGGTATTATGGTTGATTTTAGTGATTTAAAGAAAACGATAATTAAACTGATAGATGAGGTTGGGAATTTGCTACCTGAGCATTTTGAGCGGGTTGGAAAGGTAAGATACAAAGTACCTGACGGGTATAAATTAGTTAAAATTGGCAGAAAAATTAGTAAGAAGTCAGTAAAAAAGAAATAAAAATGTTGAATTATACCCATTCGGGTGTATAATGTGATTAATCATGAGAGGGCTTAACATGGAAAAATTAAAATTTGGTGATCCGGAATCAATTCAGTTCGTTAAAAAATGGTTGGCTGGTGAATGGTTGCAAAAACATAAGGCCGATATTTTAACGGAATTTTATGATTTGCGTGAAATGCCGCAATGCGATAATAATAAGTTTGATATTGTTATTAAAAAAGCACTTGATAGTTATTTTTGGTTTGATGTGTGGTGTGAGGAAGATAATTGGTTTGATACAGGAACAATTTTTTTATGGAAAAATAAAAAATGGTATTTTAAACAAGGGTATCAGACACCGAAAGTTAAGCAAACTAAAGATCAATTATCATTTGCGTGATTATTGATATTGTGGCTTAAAAAATTATAATATATATATTGAAAGAGGGGGTGCATCGTGGGTGTTAAAGTTATTGTTAAAAGAAATGAAGATATTGACTCTGTTATTAATAGATTTCGCCGTGTTTGTTTAAATGTTAATTTGGCTGAAGAAATTAAGAAACGCCAATTTTATATAAAAGAAAGTTTTTTAAGGCATGTTAAAGACCGGGAACAGGCACGAAGAAGAAAACATCAAAAAAGAAAAGAGAAATTGATTAATAAATTTGGTATTGATAGTGTTCCGATGAGCAAGAAAAGGAGGAGCTTCGTATGAAATTCGAGGTGTATGGAAAAGTTAAAGACACGATGAGTGTTGATTTGTGTAAAAAAACGGTCGAGGTTATTAAAAGCACGATAGGTGATGATCATAGTGTTGAATTAATTAGTCTCGATAAACCGTCTGGTTATGAGAGAGGATTAAGCAAAGGTGTTTTATATGTGCCATCTATTGCTGTTATTGATGATCTTGATATGGAACATAATGATGTTGGATTTCTTGAGAACGTGCTTCAGAATAAAAGTGGCATCGGGCAGAACTTGTGGTTTAAAAATGTTAAAGATTTTGCAGAGGATATGGTGGAAGAATGGAACAAGAGAAATTCAGAACTTGCTGGGTCTGTGGTGAAGGAATAAAGTCCGGTTTTTTATGTGCAAAGCACAGGAAAAAATATATTTATTATAAAAAATATAATATGGTAACATTGAGACCTAGAAGGAAGATTTCTAAAGGGCAGAACAAATTATTTAAAATAGTTAGAGATGTTTTTAAAGAACCTGTTTTACAGGAATGTGTGTTTAGTTGGTTGAAATATAGACGGTATGATATTCTTGTTGTCGGAAAAAAGAAAATATTTGAAGCAGACGGAAGGCAGCATTTAGAATATATACCCCATTTTCATAAGACAAAGCAAAAATTTGAGGAAGCCAAAAGAGTTGATAAAATGAAAGAAACAATAGCTAAAGAAAATGGTTATTTAGTGTATCGATTTGATTATAAACAGTTGGAGGATGACAATTATGTCAGACAAGAAGTCGAAAGAATTGCAAATGATTAGTCCGTCGGGTGTCATTCAGGTTAGTGAAATTAAAAATGTAAATGTTAGTAATTTAATTAAATTTTGTGATGAGGATTATGCTAAAGCTTTAAAATTAACATCTGATGATGTTAAAAATATCGGTAAATATTTAGGTGTTCATGGAAGTGGTGATTTTAAATCTGTTCCCATGGTGTGTTTGGCAGAAGCTTGTTCGATATCGTCCCAATGCCCACTTCAAGCGGCGGGAAAAGCACCTCTTGGAAAGCTTTGTCCGTTTGAGCAATTTTTTATGGAAAAATGGCGGGATGAATATATTATATCTTTGAAAGCAGATTGGGATGATAAAATTGAACGTGCTTTAGTTATGGAGCTTGTTGAGATTGATATATTAAATGCCCGGGCGAATGCTTATTTGGCAACTGAAGGATTTATCATGGAAAATGTTGTTGGTATTAACGAGCAGACGGGTGAGCCATTGATACGAAAAGAAGAGCATATTGCATTGAGTGTTAAAACAAAAGTGCAGGCTCGTCGGGATAAAATATTGAAAAGCATGGTTGCAACTAGAGAAGCTAAGACTAAATTGTTTACAGCTATAAAGGATGATGCGAGTACTTATTCGGCAAAATTGAGAGAACGTGCTAGACAAATGGAAGAACAACATGATGTAAGTGTTGTGATGGATGGTGAAATAAAAGATACTGAGAAAACTGATAAAGGAGAAGATAATGACTAATCCGATAAATGGCGCAAAGGGAGTGATCAGGGTTTTACAAACAATGAGTGAAAAAGCTATAAAAAATAATCAGTTTTTAAAAAGAAAGGGGGCAAAGACAGGCCTTATGCTTGGTGGTATGGCTGGTTTGGGTTTTTTTCTTAATCATTTTGGTGGTAAACGGCATATAAACCAGGATCAGGATAATTATTAAAAATGGGAATTGGAACGTTATTAGTTGGCAGTGGACTGGCTGCTGGTGTGTCTTCTGTTGCAAAAACTGTTTTACAAGCATCGGTTGGTCAAAAAATAGCAGGGGCGTCTCTTAAAAAATATGGATGGGGCGCTGGGTTTGTTCCATTTACAGGTGTTTTAAAAGCGGCATATAATATTCCTAGAGTTATAAAAGAATATGCGGGAATGCATGGTGCTTTTTCGAAAACCCTTGGAGCTATTAAAGGCCCAATGAAGGGTGGGCCGTGGTATGGCGCCGAAGTAACAGAAAAGATTACTCAACCTATTCAAAGATTATTAAAAGAAAGGATGCCTGGTAATTTTAGAGTTGCGAATTGGGCAGCACGAAATGTTGCGCACGATGTCAGTGCTGAATATGGTGATTTGTTAAGAGGGTCAGCTAAAATGGAAAACCCACTTAGTGGTTTGGTAAAAGAATCGTTATTAAAACAAGGGTTTACAACTGGAAGTGTTAGTTTAACTGATGCAAGTGTGAATGCTATTGAAAATAGTTTGGGTGCATTAAGGGCGGCCCATGCTAGTAAAAGATTAATAGGACCAACATTAATGTCTAATATGGCTGTTGTTGGAACTCCGGCGTTATCATCTGGTATTATGACATCGGCGCTTGTTGGTGCTATGCGTCGCAAGGGAAGAAATAGGATGAGAGGGTATGAATAATGGCTGGATTTGTTCAAGATTTATTTGTTAAACGATCACCATATACAAGTAAACTTATCCCTCAAAGGGTTTTGGGTGATACAGGCTCATCATTAATGCGTCCAATGTTTGGAGTTAGTTCTAAAAATTATAGAAGCTTAACACATATTGATACAAAATGGATGCGTAATATTGTTTCTAATATGCCAAATTGGACTCGGGTTAGTATGTCGTCGATTGCTAAACATCCTGCCCCATGGTTAGTTGGCGCAACAGCATTAACTATGGGTGTTAATATGATAGGCGGTCTTTTGAAATCATTTAAAGCTGAGCCCGTTGGTCGAATTGCCGCCAGTGGAACAGGTCCTGGTTATATATCATGGTCAAAGCGGTGTATTGCCGGTGTATCTCATATTTTTTGTAAAACCAATGGAAATTTTGAATTTATACAAATTAGGGAATTAGCTAAATTAAAAAAACTTAATGCGATAGTGCCGTCAATTGATGGTGATGGGAATGTTGTGTGGGTTAATATTAAAAATATATGGAAATCAGAAAAAAATCATGGTTTGAAATTTATTTGCGATGATGGGTCTGTTGTTATTTGTAGTGAAGATCATAGATTATTAGTATCAGAAAATTCTCAAGTTGTATTAAAACAAGCAAAAAATATTATCAAAAATGATGTTATATGTAGTGTGTTTTATATGAAACGGGAAGTTGGTGATTATCCTGATTTTTTTGGATTAGAGTGGGCTGATATAGTGGGTTGGTATTTGGCTGAAGGCAATTTAACAGATGACGGAATTCAGTTTACATTAAATATAGATGAAAGCGATATTGCGGATAAAATAATTTTGTTTTTTCAAAGTAAATATGGAATATCCGGAACAAAAAGAGTTAAAAGTGATAGTGAAAATACTTTAGTTGTTTCAATTTATGGGTCAAAATTAACAAAAGACCTTATGTCTCGTTTTGTTGGTGGTGATCATGCTTATAATAAGTATTTGAAAAATGTATGTTTTTCTTATGGTGAAAAATGGTTAAATGTTATGATGGATTCTTTTTTACTTGGTGATGGATATTATGATAGAGACAATGATAGATGGGTCATAGGTTTAACACGAAATTCTAAATTAGAAGATCAAATTCATTTAATATCTTCGCTTTTAAATTGGCGATGTCGTAGTTATCCTAGGATAGTTTATAACAAGGAGTTGAGAAAAAAATATAAAGCAACAAAATATGAGATTAGGAAAACGGAAAACCAGAAGAAAAGTGTTTTTAAGGAGATTTCTTCATTTTCATCAGGAAATGTTAGACAAGTTGTTGTTAAAGAAATTAAGAAAGTGAATAATTTGAATTTTTATGATTTAGAAGTTGATTGCGAAAATCATTTGTTTGTTCTAGCAAATGGTATTATTTCGCATAATTCAGGTATGCCTGTAAACCACATGAGTTCGGATGGCATTTCATTGGCACTTCACAAAATGCGTCACGCCTCGACGATATAACCATGAATATGAATAAAGATATTTTATATAATTTATATATTGATAAAAAATTAATAGAGGTTATTAATGGCTGAAGATAGAACGGGCCCGCCCTTTCCAATTAGTACAGCTGTAAATATAGCAAACCCATTTCCCGATATTAAAGCACAATTAACGGGCGTATATGGTTTATATACCGCTAGTCAAATGGCAGGCGGCGCTGGTGTTACAATTTATCCTTCTTTTTGGACAGGTGTATTACCAGGACAATATGGTTTTTTAGGTAAAAGTAAATTAGCAGGATACGGAAGAACATTTTTAAAGGGTTTTCATAAAGGTGGTGCAGCTAATTTGATGAAAGCATTAGAAATTGGAAGTGAGCATAAGGCACCATTTATGAAAGCGCTTAGAGGTGTTTTGAAAAAAACATCGGTTTCGACATATGATCCGCCAACTTTTTTAAATAATCTTGGTTTGGCAATGAAAAATAAAATACCGGGATTTAATTTGAATGCGGCAATTAAAGCTGGTGCAGGTGAAATGGGGAAATGGACAGTTATCGGTTCGGCTGTTGGTAAGGTGGCTTTGCCTATAATGAGTGGCGTTGTTATTGGCGAAGTATTATCTAGTATGGTCGGTGCGACATTTAAAATGGGAGTTGCCGCTGTTAATACGATGGACAGGATATCTGAAAATATAAGGCGATTGGAATTTGGTGGAAATTTAGGAGTTGGTTATATGACGGCCGCGGCCAAAACAGAACGTCAAAAAGCTGTTCAAGCTATACAAAGATCGCATGTGAATGGTCGTAGATTTATGGGGAATGAAGCGGCCCAATACGCTGAAATTGTATAAGCAATTATGAGTGATATAGAACAAATAAACAAACCATTAACAAAAGAAGAAAAACAAGAACTAGATGTTATTAAAGATCCTGTTAAATGGGCTGAGGCAACATTAAGAGATCCTAATAATCCATATAAACCACTGAAGTTGCGGAGTTATCAAAAAAATATGTTACGCTATCAGGCGATATGGGGTGTTGGGGAGAGTGGAAAAAAAATATTAAAAAACCGTATTAAGGTTTATAGGACAGGCAGACGATTAGGGAAAACTTTGGTTATATCGGTTGAAGCATTATGGTTTGCGTTTACAAATGCTAATTATAAAGTATTAATAGCTGTACCATATGAGTCGCAAATAAGACTTATTTTTAATTTTTTAGATAAATTGATGATGGGTTCTTGTGTTAAACCATCAAGATATGTTAAAAAGCCTTTTATTATGGAATTTGAAAATGGTTCGATTATAAATGGTGCTACGTTAGGAGCTAAGAGTTCATCAAAGGGTGGGGGAATGCGTGGTTCGGAATCAGATTTAACTTTATTAGATGAGATGGACCATGGGTTGGATGATGTTATAACTGAGATTGTTTTGCCCATATATTTTAATAATCCAAGAGCGACAATAATAGCGTCATCAACACCGTCCGGTCGCCGCGGATTGTTTTATCAGTGGTGCAATAGTCCGGATATAAAAGAATTTCATTACTCATCGTTTAAGAGCCCTAATTGGACAAAGGAAGCCGATGACTTTGCGAGAAAAAGTATGTCAAAGACCACATACATACACGAGGTTGAGGCTGGTTGGGGAACAGTTGAAGAAGGTGTTTTCAGAAATCAGGATCTTAATGCGATAATGAAAAAGTATAATTATCGTGATAGAATTGTAAAGGGTAAAACAATTACTGGGTTAAAATATAATAAAGATAATCTTTATATAATGGGCGTTGATTGGAATGAGACATATGGTGCCGCGATTGTTATACTTGAAAGGTTGAAAGATTCTGGTAGATTTAGAGTTTTTGATAATATTAGAGTCGAAAAATCAGAATACACTCAAACGGAATCGGTTCAAAGGGTTATTAGTTTATCAAAAACTATGAATTTTTTAGCTATTTATGTCGATAAGGGGTTTGGTTCGATGCAGATTGAAACATTACGAAAGTATGGCAAAGATCATCCCATGACAAAGTTGGACAAAAAAGTTAAACCTGTAGATTATGGTGGAAATCTAGAAATTAGGGATCCTGTTACTGGTAAAAAAGAAGATAAGCCTGCAAAACCATATATGGTTAATAATGCTGTTATAGTTGTTGAGAATCATTTAATTAGTATTCCGGATGATGAGGATGATAAGAATAAAATAATCGGTCAAATGAGAGAATTCAAGGTTGCTAAATTTTCAAGAGGGACTGATAGACCAGTCTATGATGGTGGTGGTAATGACCATGCACTTAATGCTCTTTTTTTGGCACTGCTTGGATTTAATTTGGAGATTAATGAGAAAAAGAAATATCGCACAACAACATATACCAAGCAGTTAAGCACATATCATGTTCCGACAACGATACCATTGAGGGATGATGGGTTTGATCCCAATGTGTCGAAGTTTCGTAAACTTATATCGCGAAATATGCCGAATTATTTGAATAGGACAAGACAGGCTAGAAAAAAACATATTTCATCTGCTAATGCTGGTATTATGCGTCGGAATCGTGTTCTAACACCGAAGAGGAAAACATTTTAAAACGATATGGATGATTTGAAAAAACCAATTATTAATTATATTCCAGGTAAAATTGATGGTGATTTCGGAGTTCCACCGTTTTACCCGTTTTATTGTAAGTATTGTGATATAAAATTTAAAACAGCTTTGGAATATAATACTCATATGGCGAAATATCATCCAGATGAGGTTAAAGCACCAAGTGAGCCGGCCGGTGGTGTTAAAAATCCTAGAGATTTATTTTCATACGAGGAGCAGCAGGTTATTGATGAATACATTGAATATGCTGATTACATAAATAATAAGTTGAATGAAATTAATAAAGAATGTGATAAACAATTAAAAGATTTGTCAATTCATATAGACAAAGATAAAGATCGTTTACTTTATGATGCTATTAACTGCCCATATTGCGGTAGAAAGGCGGCAGGTGATAAATTAACAGCTGAAGATTTTGCAGTAAAACGCGCATCATTAAATAATAGGAATAAAATATTGTTTTCGCATGCCGATCCTGATACGGTTGGTTATAAAACTCCTGATGATATTAGAAAAGAACAGTATGATAAATTTGATGATATGATTAAGATTATGATGCGTGGGGTTTGGAATCAAATATTGATATGGGTTTTAAGTTTTATTTATGTTCAGCTTAGGCCATTGTCCGGTGTTAAATTTGTTAAGAAAATTCCTCAAAAAATTAAGGGAGCTATTGATGCGCTAAAGAGTAGTTCGGGATTACTATTGAATACGCAAATGAAAAAAATAACTGAAGGTGCTAAAACAGTGATGTCTGAATTAAGCGAAGCACAAATGGACGCCGCGCAAGAGCAGGCTTATGCTGATATAAATCCGGTATCATCTATTGGTCAAATTAGCCAGGAAGTTTCTTTGTATAATTGTATACAGCATGGGGAGATTTTTCCGCCCAAAGCGAATGATAAAGTTAGAGAACAATCACCAAAGCATACGGCATGGTTTGCGATTAAACAGGCAAATGAGGCACAAATTCAGAATATAAAAACAATGCAGGAAGTTGCGAGTTTGTATGTTCCAGATGGTTTTGAGACACCTGGGGGTATTAAGTTTGAGCCTAATTTGCCGGAAGAATATTTGAAGGCGCGTGCTGACGGTTCTACTAAATTTTCTAGTGTTTGGAGTGGCGATGGCCCGGTGCCGTTATTGGGTAAACCAGGAAAGTGGCGGTGGCAAGGTATGAAATCAGTTTTGGATACCATTAATCATGATTTTATAAAATCATTTGAAGATGGTATGAAGAGTTGGGTTATGTCGCCAACTTTTTTATGTTGTATTTTAAGAATTATAACACAAATAGCCAATTTGGGAAAGCAAGTTGCACATATTGGAGAGCATGGTGAAAGGATTGCGTTAGGAAAGAAAAATTTATTGATGATAAAAGGTTTATTAGAATTTATATTGAATATGATGACATTGGATTTGAATAAATCTGTTGTTGATTTTGGGAATTTTGTTATTACGTTGGTTAATTCGTTAATTAGAAAGGTTTTTTCATCATTGGGCCAGTTAATTAATTCCGGTATAAATAAGTATGCTTTGAATTCTAAAGATTTGACTAAATATAAAGCATTTGGCCGGGAATGTTTACCATGGCTTGAGTTAACGACAACATTAGGTCTTTATTTGGATAGATTTATGAAAGAATTTGGGGCATATATTGCAAGTTTATTTTCCAATGGGCGATTAAGTGCGTTAAAGGCAAAGAAAATAACAGATGATGCTGTATTTGTTCTTAAATTTGAATCATGGATTAGGATGATAGATAATGTTTTGGGATTTATGAAATTTTGGGAAATTTGTATAGAAAATGTTGAGCCCGGAATTGATGATTTGAAGTCGGAGAATGTGCGTCAGGCAGTCGCCGCAGCCGCTGATATTGATGATAGATATATGTCTAATTTATTAAAGGATATTGTTAAAAAGGACAAAAAGTTTGCTACTATATACACAGGTGAACATGTAAAAGGCATTAGTTCGGGTAAAAAGGATTTAAATAGAATTTTATCAGCTGAAGAAAAGCAAGTGTTGAAAGAGGCCGAGGGTTATTTTAAGCATGCCGATCCTTGGTCAATAGATGGAGTGAAAATTTTATTGACAAATTTTATGGGTTATTCTCAACAGGAAGTTGGCCATATACTTGATGATGATGGGGGTTGTAATTGTGATAAAGTTTTATCAGATGACGAATTACAGGAAATTCAAAAAATACTTGAGGGTGCAACAAAACTGTGAAAATAACTAATTTGTTTAAAAAATCAAAAAATGTTAAAATCAATGATGGACTTGTAAAAAATACCATGGCACCGTCGGGACCATTGAAGCAGATAAAAAGACATATAAAACCTGTTACGAAAAAACTTTATATTGCTTTAAAAAAATATACTCAGCCTAGGAATTATGCTCTTGTTCCGCCTGATTATGATTTTGATATAATTCAGCAGGCTTTTGATGTCGATAGCATACTTAGAAGAGCAAGAAATAGATATTGCGAGCTTATATGGGAAAATGGTTATGAAATAGTCGGAAAAAATCCGAAAACAGTTAATTATATTAAAAAAAGATTAAAACAAATTGCAATGGTAACGGAGACACCAACTGAGGTTTTATTGTCTGAAATTTCTGAACAGTTGGTTCTTTTTTATAATGCTATTATTGTTAAAGTGCGAGGCGAGGCATCATCCGGAGGTCGGCCCAGGACGACATTTTATGGTAAAAAACTTTTACCGGTCGGCGGATATTTCGTAATGGAAACTCCGGCAATTAAAGCTGTTACTAGTTCAGAAACAGGTGTTTTATTGGGATATAGTCAAGAGTTGTTGTATGATGTTCCTAAATTCTATAAAAAAGATGATGTTATACATATAACGCTTGATCGGCAGCCGGAAAAACTATTTGGAACGCCGTCTGTTATTACGGTTCTTGATGATATTCGGGCGCTTAGGAGAATGGAGGAGAATGTTGAGATTTTAGTTTTTCAGCATGCGATACCGCTTATTCATTATATTGTTGGTACTGATGAGCTTCCTGCTGAACCAGATGAGATTTCAGACGCTGAGGTTTCTGTTGCTAATATGGTTGCCAATGGTATGCTTGTTACACCTGAACGTCATAAACTTGTTGCTGTTGGAGAAGGTAAGTCGGCTTTGCGTGTTGATCTTTATCTTGAATATTTTAAAAATAGGATTTATTTGGGACTTGGCCAGTCTGCGATTTCATTGGGCGAGGCTGGAACATCCCGTGGTGCGGCGGTTGCGTTAAATAAGGCTGTTCTTGGCGCGGCTAAAAGATTTCAAAAAAGAATCCGTGTATATGTTAATGAATTTATTATAAATGAGTTGTTAGAAGAGGGTGGTTTTGATTCATTTAATGATGCTAATAAAGTTGAATTATATATTCCTGAAATTGATGTTGATGATAAGATAAGAAAAGAATTTCATACACTTGCGATGTTTGAGGGAAATATGTTAACCGAAGATGAGGCAAGAGCTCAAATTGGTAGAGAGCCGTTTACTGATAAAGATCGTGAGAAAACATATTGGAGACTTGTTACACTTCCGCGGACTATTTTGCAATCTGTTGATGAGCCCGGTTTGGAGGGTCCATTGGCTAAGAAACTTTTTGGTGTTTCGTCGAAAAAGGTTTCGCAAAAAGAGGAGCCGAAAAATCAATATGGTACGAAAAAGAAAGCTGGCCCACCGGCAAATGATATGAAACGGCTTGTGCTTCATGATTCTATTAGTATCGTGCAGGATAATGGAGCTGTTGTTGATGAGATAAAAAAGAAATATTATGTGTTGTTATTAGATCAGTACGATTCAATTTTAAGTGATATGATTGATTCGTATGAACATGATAATAAATATGATTATCGAAGTTCGTTGCGTGCATCACGGGAAACTGTTATTGATAAATCAAGTTCTATTGTTATTAATTTGGTGTCTTTGTTATCTGGTAGTAATTTAACGGACAAATTAAGGGATGACAGGTTGAAATTTTATCATAATATTAATATTCGAAATATTAATGATTTTTTTGATGATATTCAGTTAAGATTATCCAAGGTTGAAACAATTAGTGATGTCGTTTCGATATTTGAAAGTCAAAGATATCGTATCAGTGTTTTGTTGGATTGCTATATAGATATTGTGCATAAGCATATTGAGAAGTGTTGAAAACGTGTCAAATGTTGCTACTATATTAATAGAATGCAGTAGAGTTTTGCAATGTGAGGAAATATAATGAATAGAATGTATTTAAAAGATGAAATTGTTGTTAGGTCTCTTGCTAAATTTACTGATAGTTTAAAAAATAATAGAATAAAAATTTCTGATTCTGAAAATAAGAAATTTTTGGAAGTAACAGTTGATGCAACACATTGTGGCTATTTTAATCATAATTTGTATTTTTATTCCCATGATGGAATGGCGAAGGCTGTGAGCAGTTGGCTCCATCCATATAATAAACCGGTTTTATCTCATCATGATGAGAATCAAACTGCAATTGGTCGTATTGTTCAGGCGGCATTTATTCCTTTGATGCGATCACATTTTCCGAATGATGGTGGTAAAGATGAAAAAAATATAAATGTTTTGCGTGGGTCGCCTAGTGGTAAAATTCGTTTGAAAATTTTGATTACGGATAAAGAAGCTATTGATAATATTTTAGATCAAAGATTTTTCACTGTTTCAACCGGTGGCTCACCGGTTGATGCGCCGCTTTGTTCGGTGTGCAATAAACCAATTAGTTATAATAGTTTCGGGGCATCATTAAGTTGTGATCATCAGATTGGTAAAGTATATGATGGTAAGTTATGCGGTATGCTAATTAGTGAGATGGATTATAAAGAAGTTTCTTTTATCAATTGTCCTGCTGATTATAGTAATGATCACGTTGCGTCAGTTGTTTCTATGCAGTTTGTTGATGATAGTGTAGCAGGTGCTATTGAATTAGATAATGTGGGTGATAATGTGATGAGTGAGATAAAAGATAATATAGATAATAAGGAGGGAGTTGATATGGAAGTTAAAACAGAACCTATTCCTAAATCTGTTTCTGAGCCTATTTCTGATGAGGATTTTGAAAAGTTAATAGTTGATGCCTTAAAAGAGTTAGACGAATGCGAGACATGTGGGGATGAAGTTGATGATGTTTGGAAAAACGAGGATGATAAAAAAGAAGCAGAAGAGCTTGCTAAAGATTATGAATCATTTGTTTCTTTATCCATTGGCTATGGCCCGGAAGATAAAGATTATGATGATACAGTTGAGGATAAAAAACTTCCTCCGGCCGGATCAAAAGCAAGAGCTAAGATGAAAACAACTTTTTGCGGTCCTAATAAAACATTTCCGGTTCCTGATTGTAAACATGTCGCGGTTGCATTGGCTATGTTGAAATGGCCGAAAGTTGTTGCGAAATACAGTTCGAGTGTTCGTGCTAAAATAGCGGCATGTGTTCGTAAGAAAGCAAAAGCACTTAATTGTTCGACGTCTAAAAAGAAAGATGAAGTTGAAAATAATGTATCGGTGAATGAAAAAGTGAATACATCGGTGAATGAATCGGCGAAAAAAACCAATCCAAGTGACGCGATTGATGATGTGAAGACTCTTAATGAAAAGATAGTGGCATTGGAAAAGAAAATTAAAGAAGATGCTGTGATGACTGATGGGTCTAAAGTTGAGCTTGAAAAGGCGAACACAAAGATCAATGATCTTATGAAAGAACTTCGGACAAAACAAGCTGAGAAAATTATTGATTTGTCGATTATATTAAAACGTTCGAATATTAGTGAAATAATTGACGCTGATAGTATAGAGATTCGTGATGCAAAATATTCAGAAAAAGTTACTGAATTAGAAACGCGGTCATCAGAGTCATTAATTGATTCGATTAATGATTTGAAAAAGGATCTTAATATATTGGGTGTTACAACGCCGATCGAAAATCCTGTTGTCAATGATTTTGAAAGGGTTATGCGAGACAAAGCGAACAAACAAGAAGATAGAAAAAGTTGGATAAAACGAGTTTTTTTAGGTGAATAAGATGTTTAAAAGGAGGAAATAATGGAAAAGTTAAATTTTAATGATGTGGTTCGTAGAGTTCCTTTAAAACCGCTTACTGATTTAGGAGATAGACTGGTTAATATTAGAACACTTGATGTTCAAAATGCCGTTACAGCGGGATTACCTGTCTATCCTTATAAGTATATGCCGGTTGCTTGGAATGATGCAAGAGGTGTTGAATCGAGGAATCCTGATCCGGATGCTGTTGTGTTAACAAAGGGGACTATTGTGTCTCTTATAACAAATCAGACAACGATTGATTATGGTATTCCTACGCCGACTGCAAGTGGAACTGTGCCTGTGTATAATGATCAGACAACAGTTGGGAAAGATCTTGTTTATGTTCCTGTTGATGAAAATCCGTGGGGATATCAGGAGTCTGTGACAGCATTATTGGTTACGGCCAATGGTGGTGTGCAATCAACAACGCCGTATAGTGCGCTTGATGATAATAATGCTGGGTGGACGAGTTCAGTGACTCCCAGTTTGGTTCTTGCTGCTAATATACCTGTTGGTGTTGTTTATCAGGATGTGTATCAGGATATAAGAGGTCAATATCTTAATTATCAGAAACACGATATTTATGGTATTGCGTGTAAGGGTTTTGTAAGCATTCCTTATGTTGATACCAATAAAGTTTCTAATTTTGGTAGTGATGCTGATGTTGTTCCTGCTACAAGTGGAAAAGCATATCCTGCTATTTGGAGAAAGAATGCTTTCTTTTATTTTGATGGTAGTGCTGAAGGTGCCCGCGCAGGTACACTGTTACAGTCTGATCTTTATGGTCGGTTTAAAACACAGAGTAATGCGGTAACAGGTGCTAGAACAGCGCAAACAGTTGGTGTGGTTAAATCCTGTGATAGCAGATTTCCGAAAGATTTAACTTCAACAATCCAGGCAATGCCGGGAATGATGGTTCCTAGTAATCAGACAGCAGGTCTTCCGACCGAATTATATATGTTCGCGAGGGATGTTCTTGTTGGATCTGGTGCTGCTGCCGCTAAAAGTGATATTTTAGCAGCTGTTCAGTCCGGTGCAATAGGATATGTTAGAATTCAATTACAGATGTAATTGATGAAAGTATAAATATATAATAGGAGGTAACAATGAAATTAACAGATACGCAGAAGTTAGGTCGCGTCTACGATGTTTTTACCAACAATGGTAGATTCAGCGATGATGTCGATGCAAGATTAACAATTAACGATCTTGTTACAACCGAGGATTTAGCCCCGTTTGTTCCTAAGGTTGTCAAGAGGATAATTATAGAAGCAGTTGAGCCCAATTTGCTGATAACGCCAAATCTTTTCACGCGTTTAGATCTTCCAGAAGGTCAGATGGTTGAAATAGGTGCGGTTGGATCAATTGTGGCCGGTAAGGTTGCTCAGGCAGATATATATCCGCAAACTACAATTGCCACTGATACTGTTGGGTCAACAGTTGCAATAACAGTGTCAAAATATGGTTGCGCGATTAATATTTCAAAAGAGGCTATAAATGATAATCAATTTGATGTGATCACGCTGTGGCTTCGTGCTGCCGGTGCTGCCCTTGCAAGGTTAAAAGAGAGTTTGAGTGTTAGGCTTATTGATCAAATGGGTATAACCGTTTATGATAATGCCGATCCAGCGAATAGTGAAAATGGTGTACTTACTGGCAGAAATATAGCTGGTGCCCAAAATGGCACAGCGACAATTAATGATGTTTTTGACATGTGGGCATATCTTGCTCTTCGTGGATTTGTGCCGGATACTTTGCTTATGTCGCCGTTGGCGTGGAAAGTGTTTGCGACTGATCCTCAGCTTAAGGAGATAGTAATTAAGGGCGCCGTGTTAGCAACTAGGAGAATGCCTCTTGGGTCTGGCAACAAAGGCTGGCCTGATATTTTTAGTCCAAAGGGTTTGGGTCTTAAATATTCAGGAACAGGTAAAGAAACTGATTTAAGTGGATTAGATCCTTATTTGCAGACTTTTACACCGGTTGGCTCTACGTGGAATATTCCGCCTAGTTATTTACCAACCCCGATGAAAGTTCTTGTGAGTCATTTAGTGCCGTTTGTTCCGGGATCTGGAAACACAAAACCTTTAACAAATATTATAATGGCTGATAGTCAAAGATGTGGTATTCTTGTTCAAAGACAAACTCCTGAAACTGATGAGGCTGATATTTTTGAGAGAGATGTGCATCAAATACATGTCAGTGAGAGATATGGTGAAGGTGTGTTTGATCAGGGTAAAGGTATAGCTGTTTGTAGAAATGCGGTTGTTGATAGCAATTACATATTTAATAATGTAAATCAACAGCAGTTACCGGCCTTAGACACACAAAAGAATTTAGGCCTGTAAGTTTCCGTTAGTTAATAAACGGAATTGATGTTTGGTCGGAGAGGGAAACCTCTCCGACCTTATCCTGAGGAGGGTTATTGCGTATGGATCAGATGGATCAGACGGAACAAGAAAAGTCTTTAGTTGGTTATCAAGTTGTGTTAAATCCGAAAATGAGCGGGATGTATATAGATCCCTCAAATGATTTCACTTTAAGTTTTTTTGATAAAGGTAAAGATCGGATTATTGTGACAGATAAGATGGACGTTACTTTTATTCGGAAGAATATAAGTGCCGGTATTTTGTTTGTTTATGATAAAAAGAAAGATGTTTCTTTGAAATATGGTGGTGTAGCAAATAAAGATGTGTCTCGTCAATCAATAGTGAAAGCGCCGAAGAAAATTGACCAGCAGGATGATCGTTATATAAAAGTAATAAACAGAAATATAGAAGATTTAATAATCCAGGATATTCGTACGATTAAAGATTTGCCAACATTAGAAAGAATCATGGAATTAGAACAAAGTGGTAATAATCCTAGTTCCCAGTCCCGTGGTGGTGTTATTGATGCTATAGCTAATCAGATTCAGACTCTTCCTGTTACACAGCGTGTTGGTGTAGCAAAAGAAACTAAAAAGGACAAGGAAGAAGTTGTTGTTAAATAATTTAGGAGTTTTAAAAAAGTGAGATGGCAAAGATACTGGAATCGTTTCCCGAAAATTTTGCGACCGGTGTTGTTTTAAATGTTTTTTTCAGTTTTAAATTTGATGAGGCGCTAGATAGATCAACAATAACAGATTCGTCTGTTATTTTAGTTCAAACAGATACAGAAGAAATAGTTAGTGGGGTTCCGGATTATGTTGTTGGAACAAAAACTCTTACTTTTCAGCTTTATGGTTATTTAAAGAAAAATACTCAATATACGATCATACTTGTTGGCGGCGATAGTGGGATTAAAACATTATCGGGTGACAATTGGGATGGTAATAGTTTTATATCTTATTTCACAACTGGTGAAAATGTTGATAAAACAATACCATTAGCGCAGAGTGGCGTGTCTTTTGCCGACGGGCCGTATTTTACAGGTGAAGATGGTGTTTATAGTGAAACATTCGGGCGTACTGGTGAACCGGTTTCGCATATTGTCACTACGGCGGCCGATGTTGGTCCCGATGGAACAATTGTTCCTGTGCCTCAAGGTCCTGATCAATATATTTTTCCGCCGGATGAGCCAATAGTTTTTAAAGTTGCGTCTACGAGCCCGATAAATGGTGAAACAAATGTTGCAACAAGTGGAATAAAAGTTGTATTTAATTTGGAGCCTGATCCTGATTCACTGGTTAATAGAGTTTTAATAACTGGTGAAGATTTACTTGGGTTTCCTGTTGATTCTGAGACATATATTAACAGTGTCAGTGAAAAAATTTTGACGATTACACCATCAGGTGTGTTGGCTGATGAGTATGTGCCGTCAAGTACATACAATGTTGTTTTGAAGAGCGGAATAACCGATATATCAGCAAGTGGTGTTCTTAGTAATGATTATTTATTTACATTTAAAACAGCTGTGAGCCCATATTATAGTACAGTTAAATTAATTAGATCGAATTTAGGAGATTTGATAAAAAAAGTTGATAATTCCGAAATAGAAATGTTAATATATGAAAATTCATCTTATATATTGAGTGTAGCAACAACTTCGTGGGATGATGATGCTGTTCCGCAAGCGGCACGAAACTATGTTGAGTGCAAAACTAAATTAGATTTGATTTATAGAATTTATTTTGCTGGTGGTCCGGTAACTTCTAAAACGTTGGATGATTTTACAGTTAGTTATGGTAGGGGTTTTGTTGATATTGTTAAGAAAAGGATAGAGGGTTTGAATGCGTGTGTTATTAAGAATTCGAATATTGTAACAACCGGTCAATCTTTTGTTAGTTCTGTTGGTGCGGTGAAAGCTGAGTATGATGATCGTCGGCCGACTTGGGAAAGGTTGGAAGATCCGTATTTCAGTAAAGATAATAGTGTGGATGTGTTATGATGAATATAAGAAACGAATTTTCATCAATAATGACGGATTTTGAGGGAATTGCCAGGTGGCTTGTTTTGCGAAAATTCACGGATCAAAAAAGTTCTTATTGGAATGATGTTACTAAAGAGGCTATTGGCGGGCCAAAATATAAATATAATGATTCTTTGGTTGAGGGTTATTCTGTTCCTGTGTTTACCAGCGCAACTAAAAAACGCGAGGGTGTTGTTGTTATGAGTCCCGGTGATTTGGATATCACATCTGAGATTTTTTATTTTAAATATGATGTTCCGGTTGCTGTTGAGGATGAAATATATGATTTGGATTGGGAACATGCCGAAAAACCAATTGTTGTTTATGATAAAAGTGATGAAAATTTAGTGGACAGAAAAGTTTGTCCTAAAAGGAAATACAGTGTTAAGCGTGTTGATCCTAAACGCGGTGATTTAGGAAGAATTGAGTTTAAAAAAGTATTTACTGTGAGGGATATGATAACATGATTGAGGCGAGAGATGTTCTTACGGCTGACAAATATGTTGATAAATTGAAGAATATGTATCCACCGCCGCAAAAAGCGGCTGGTAATTTAACAATGCAGCAGTTTTTTACATTATTATATCATATTTTAGATATTGAAAAACCGGGACTTGTTATTGCTCCAGCATTTCCAAGATATTTAATGAAAGGAACACAGGAGCATAAAGCGACAATGGATAATCCGACTGAAAAATTTGTTGATACGATAACATATAAGATAACAAGGGAAGAGCCGGGTTCAATCGGTGGAAGTAAACAACCATTTGGAAATACTAGGGAAGTGGCGCCGCGTTTGCGCCAGATTGTAAATCCGGAAACGAAAGAAGAAAAAGTAAAACAAATATATGGTCAGTGGTTTGATACTTTGGTTCAGTTTGATATATGGACATTGACGAATTGGCAGGCTGATATTTCAGCATTGTGGTTTAAAAGATTTATGACATCCCATAGAGATTTTTTTAAATATATGGGGCTCTCTGAAATTTTGTTTTGGTGGCGTGGTGTCGACGACACATCAACTCAATTAGATAATGGGCTTAATGTTAGAACATTTGCTTACTATGTGAGAACAGAGGAATTATCGACAATTAGTGCTACTATATTAAAGGAACTTAAATTAGAAGTTGAAAAAAGAATTGAAGATGTTTAAAGAAAATATAAAAAAGGAGGAATATTATGAGTAATTTAAATCTCCCGAATATTATTTCGGAATTTAAAGATGGCAATTTAGACACAGCCAGGGTTGTGAGTAGTGGAGATAGTATATTGATTCTTGGTACTAGCACGAAGGGGCCTAAAAATAGTCCAATTGCTGTTAGAACACCTGAGGCCGCGGTTGCTGTTTTTGGTTCGGCTGAAAGTGGAACACTGGTTAGAGGTTTTTGCGAGGCGTATTACGCGCCGGGTTCTGTTAAAGATATTCGTCTTTGCAGAATAACAAATGGTAACAATGCAGAATTGATTGTTAATGAATCAGCTGGAACTGAAGAAAAAAATGAAACAGTTGATGCTGTTACCGGTTTAGCTATTCCGGCGATGGTTGTAACAGCTAATGATCCTGGTGATATATATAATAGTGTGTCATTCAGACAGGAAATAGTGAATGGACAATTATCGGTTGTTGGTTATAACCCTGTGTCTGGATTGGAAAGTGTTATACCGTTTGATCCAACTGCCGCCATAAGCGGATCTGTCAGTGATGTTATTGGTCTAGTGGCGGCAATTAATGCTGATGCTAATTTAGCAGGAATTGTTACAGCGAATGCCAATGAAATAAGAACGTCTTTCGAGCTTGATGTTCAAAAAGATATGCCGTATGTTGACGCAAGCGGAAGTATAGTTATTAATTTGGTGGATGCTTTTAAATTGGCTGATACTGATGATGATTATACGGTCGACACTTCGGATGTTGCGGTTGCTAATTTGGCCGCAAACATAAATGCGGATCCAACAGCTATCGATGGTGGGGTTGTTAAGGTTGATAAGCTTCCTGTTTTTATGGCCGCTGATAGTGTTGGTTATTTGAAGATTTATCATAAAGTCGATGATGTTGTAACTGATATGGAAATTGTTCAATATGATGGTGTCGATATAGGAACTATGACATATAGTATTAAAGTTACTGATGTTGCTCCCACGGGTGTTATTGTTGCGGACGAATACAAACGTGGTATGTTTGGTACAACTGTTGTTGCACATGCAATTGCTGATAGTGTAGTTGTTGAGCAATATGTTCCTATTTTTCCTTTCCCGGCAAGTGTAACGGCCGCAAACAGACTTGTGAAATTGAATGAAGTTTATCAGTTAAATGATATGTTTGCTGAGTTGAATTCGTCAGGTAAGGCATCTGTTGCTTTACCATATCCTATTCAAATGAGTGGTGCGCTGTCTATTCCTCTTTTGAAACTGGATGGGTCGGTAGATCTTGTTAATGATGGAGAGGCCAAACATCTTGTGAGAAATAGTTATATTTCTGTTGGGGATGGTGAGACAACTGATTTTACATTTACAGCATATGAGGCTATCGATTCGGATGCGGTTGATGGGGATGGCGATTTAGAGCTTAAATTCTTTAGAACATCCACAGCGGGCCAAACTGTTTTGGTGCCTAAAGATGATGGTTCCGGTGTTGGTTGGACATTAACGGATGTTGGTGGTGGTGATAATCAAGTTGCGAAAGTTACCATTAATCCGGCTCCGTCGTTGAAATCAATAATTACGGTGAGTTATAATAGTGAGGGATTTGCTTTATCACAGCAACCGACATTGTCAGCGGTTGCCGCGACAAATAGTTATAAGTCGTATTTTGCGGCTGGTAAGAAAATAACATTTGGTACATCTCAACCGGCTGATATGGCTATTTATTATTCGGCTAAAGTTGTTTACACAATAGATAAGGATGTTATTATATCGGATGCTGCCGCGGGCAAAATCGCAATTTCGGCGGGCGACAATCAGCCTGATATAAGCGAAATAAGGGCTTTTGGTTTCGATTATACATATCAACCCGAATGGGTTAATTTATC